CATCAATTACAGGATTGGCTGCATTGTCTGCTTCAGACTTTGTTCAGATAAATTGTTATAATAATTTTAGCGTAGCTACGCTACCTACATCTGGACTAACTGGCACAATTTCAAATGCACAATTACAGAATTCAAGTATTACTATAAATGGATCTGCGGTATCGCTAGGTGGATCAGTTTCCCTTCCTGGAGATATTGAAAGCGTTACAGCTGGCACAGGTTTAACAGGAGGCGGATCAAGCGGAGCCGTAACCCTATCATTATCTACCCCAGTTTCTGTAGCAAATGGCGGAACAGGTATATCATCATTTGGCACAGGAATTGCTACATGGTTAGGAACTCCATCATCTGCAAATCTAGCTTCAGCAATAACAGATGAGACAGGCTCTGGATCATTAGTATTTGGAACATCTCCATCTATAACAACGCCGACATTAAATCAGCCAGTAATGGTTTCTCCAGAAGAAAGATTAAATATAGTTGCGTCGGCAGCAACAGGAACAATAAATATTGATGCATTAACTGCAGGAACATGGTATTACACATCTAATGCCTCAGCAAACCATACATTAAATTTTCGTGGGAACGTATCAAATACCCTAAATAGCATTTTAACAACTGGAGATTCAATAACTTTAGTTTGGCTTAATACAAATGGTACAACCGCATATTACCCAAATACTATTCAAATTGACGGATCAAATGTTACTCCAAAATGGCAAGGTGGAACAGCCCCATCTGCAGGAAATGCTAGCAGCGTAGATGCTTATGTCTTTAATATAATTAAAACTGCATCCGCTACATTTACTGTTTTAGCATCGCAGACAAAGTTTGCGTAAGGTTAACCTATGAGTCCAATATTAGATTCAATAGGTTCAGTTAAATCTTATGGCTTCTCTAGATCTATGGGAGATGCAGCTCCAGGATCTGGATCTGGCGCAATAATTGTTGCAGGTGGTGGTGGAGGAGGAGGCAACAATGGCGGCGGTGGCGGCGGCGGCGGTGCAGGTGGTTTTAGAGCATTAGCATTAACATTTAATCCAGGCACAACTTATACTATTACAGTAGGCGCTGGAGGTTCTCAAACAAGTAAAGGTAGCAATTCTTCTATTAGTGGATCTGGCATGGTTACAGTTTCAGCTACTGGCGGTGGCGGAGGTGCGGGTAATTCCCCAGTAGACCCTACTAACCCTACCACTGGAGGTTCTGGTGGTGGTGGTGCCTATATCAATACATATCCTGATGGAGCAGCAGGTAACGAAGGTGGTTATTCTCCAGTAGAAGGTTACGCTGGAGGTAATCTCGGCTACGGCGGCGGCGGTGGTGGTGGTGCTGGTGGAGTGGGAAGTAATGGAACTAGTAATGTAGGTGGCACAAATGGTGGTTCAGGTGGAGTAGGAAATAGTCTATATTCTCAATGGGGTGCTGATACTTCTTCTGGACAAAATGTCGGAGGAATATATTATTATGCTGGCGGTGGTGGAGGAGGAGGAGATACTTCTGGCAGACAAACATCTGGTTCCCCAGGAGGTTATGGCGGCGGAGGAACTGGTAAAGGTTCTCAAGGTTCTGGAAGCGCTGGTACTGCTAATACAGGAGGAGGAGGCGGCGGCGGAACACAAAACAATTCCTCTGGAAACTCTGGCGGCTCAGGAATAGTAATCGTTAGATTAGTAGGTAACGTAACTGCATCTGCAACTACAAATTCTCCAACAAGATATGTATCTGGAGGATTTACATATTATAAATTTAATTCTAGTGGAACTATTACAATTTAATACTTATTAACTAATAAATAAAAGGAGATATAATAGTATATTATGAGCAAAGCTAGAGATATATCTAACCTCTTCTCCGCCTCCACAGATGTGTCGACGGATGCAGAGGTAAATTCTGCTATTGCTACACATGTCTCTAACACTACTAATAGACATTATAAGGCAGGTAATACTGCTTCCCGCCCTGGTTCTCCAAATGTAGGAGATATTTATACTAATACTGAAACAGGATTTATTGAGCTATATGAATCTACTGGATGGGCTCCTGTTGGTACCGCCGCCTCAATTCCAACATCAGTAGTTGCAACAAATCAAGGAAGTGGGCGGGCATTCAACAATGGTCAAGCCTCAGTAGCTTTTTCGGCGGGAACCGTAGCAGGAAAAACATATACAGTTACTTCCTCTCCAGGCTCATATACAAATACAGGATCCTCTTCTCCAGTTGTAGTTACTGGCTTGCAATCATCTACCCAATATACTTATACGGTTACAGCAGCAAATAATTATGGCACATCCGCAGCATCAGCAGCTTCTGCTGGAGTTACTGCAACTACTGTGCCACAGGCACCAACAATTGGAACTGCAACAGGCGCAGATCAATCTGCAACATTAACTTTTACGGCGGGAGCAACAGGAGGATCTGCAATAACCAATTACAAATACTCCACAGATAATTCCACTTATACAGCATTTAGTCCTGCTCAAACATCTTCTCCATTAACAATTTCAAATTTAACAAATGGACAAAATTATTCATTTTATCTAAAGGCAGTTAATGCAAATGGAGATTCTGCAGCTTCTGCAGCAAGTAATAGTGCATTGGTTGGAATAACTGGAGATTTTGAATCCATCGCTACTATAACATCTACTGGTTCTGCTGGAAACTTGGTATTTAGTTCTATTCCTGGAACATATAAGCATCTACAGATACGTGGTATTTTACGAACAAACGATGGTGGAGCTTTTAACAATCAAGGGCTAAGATTTAATTCAGACTCTACTTCAAGTTATGCCTTCCATACTTTAGCGGGTAACGGAACAACCACATCATCAGGCGCTAATAACAGTTTTACTTCAATAAACGACTTTATGAGAGGGGCAAGTGATAGTTTGACAGCAGGCATTTTTGGAGTAGCAGTCATTGATATTTTAGACTATGCCAACACCAATAAATATAAGACCGTCCGTGTTTTGCAAGGCGGCGATGCTAATGGTTCAGGAACTGTTGGATTAACTTCTGGTCTTTGGATGAAAACAGATGCAATTACAAGCATCACCATCTTACCTTCAGGCGGAACAGCAATAGCTAATTCAACCTTCGCCCTCTACGGAATACGGACCGCATAATGCCAGTAACTTACGAACCAATAGCAACGACAACACTAACAAGCACATCTTCAAGCGTAGTCTTTTCATCTATTCCTCAGACATATACAGATTTAGTTGTTGTATTTGTTGGAAAGAATACGACCGCAAACGTTGCTATGACTGGTGAATTTGATTTGAATGGCGATGGTGGTAATAATTACTCATCTACTCAATTAAATCTTGATAACACATCAGGTAGAGGCACAGGCAATAATGGTGGTTATTATGGTCAGTTATACAGAAACAGCGCATCTACAGCCATAGTTCATTTTATGAATTATAGTAATTCAACTACCTACAAAACTTGGTTGAGTAGATGGTCAACTTTAGGTGGTAGCGATGGCGCTAACCTAGGTGGAGCGATTGTTGGGATGTGGCGCAACACTAGCGCAATCACGCAAATAAACTTCAATAGACCAGCAGGAGAATCGGGAAGTTTTGAAGTTGGTTGTACTTGGACTTTGTACGGAATAAAGGCGGCATAATGGCAAATACTTATAAGGCAATAGCAACTGTGACTGTTGGTAGCGGTGGGGCGGCTGAAATTGAATTTGCAAGCATACCTGCGACTTATACTGATTTGGTTGTAAAGTTATCTTTGAGAACAACTAATCCTGGAACAGATGACCAAATAAGAATAAAAATAAATGGCAATGCAGCAGGAAACGCCTATTCGTCTAAATTCATACAAGGAAGTGGCTCTGCTGCTGTAAGTTTTTCTGGTAGCGCAGCAGGATATGTAATTGCTGGCGCTGTCAATGGTAATGGTACCACCGCTAATACCTTTGGTAATGCGGAACTTTATTTTCCAAATTATGCAGGTTCAACTAATAAGAATTATTCAGTTGATGCAGTTATGGAAAATAATGCAACAACTGCTTATGCTGAACTGGCTGCTATCTTATGGAGTAATACTTCAGCAATTACTTCACTAGCCTTTTTTGCACCATCAGTAAATCTCAAAGAATTTTCAACCGCCACCTTATACGGCATTAAAAATTCATAGTATGGTACAAATAATAGCTAAATGCTATAATAGATAGACAAATAGGAGGCAAAAAATGACTGAAGTACTGACTAAGGTAGTAGTAGATTGTTCTACTGGAGAGCAGACTGTTGTTCCTTTGACCGCCGAGGAAATTGCTCAACGTGAAGCAGATGCAGCAGCATTTGCCGAAGCAGAAGCAGCTCGTGTGGCGGCGGAAGAAGCAAGGGCAACTCTCAAAGCATCAGCAAAAGCTAAACTTATTGCTGGTGAACCACTTACTGCTGAAGAAGCAGAAGTATTGGTAATCTAAAAAAGGAGGAAATAAAAATGGCACATTACGCTTTTATTGACGAAAACAACGTAGTTACTCAGGTAATCGTTGGTCGGAATGAAGATGAAGTTGTTGATGGCATTTCTGATTGGGAAGCTCATTACGCAGAAGTATATGGACAAGCATGTAAGCGTACATCATATAATTCAATCGGCGGAAAAAAGAGAAACCCAGAAACAAATGAAATGACAGAAGACGCAGGTTTTAGAAAGAATTATGCTGGCATTGGATACACATATGATGCATCCCGTGACGCATTTATTCCACCTAAACCTTTTAATTCTTGGATTCTAAATGAAGATACATGCCTATGGGATGCACCTACACCATATCCAACAGATGGACAATTCTATCGTTGGAGTGAAGATGATCTCAATTGGCAAGTTGTATCAATGGAGTAATATAAATTGACTAGGGCAAGAGATGTAGCAAGTATTCTCACTGCCGCCTCAACTTTGTCTACGGACACAGAGACGGCGTCAGTAGCTAGTTCTGCTGCATCTTCTGCCGTATCAGCACATAATACAGCAGCAAATGGCCATGTAGGCCGTGGCAATACGGCATCAAGGCCTGGATCTCCTGCAGTTGGAGATTTATATTTTGACACAACTTTAGACAAATTAATTCAATATACATCAGCAGGATGGGCAGCAATTGCTCCTGTTCCTAATGCTCCAACATCTGTATCAGCAACTGGCGGAGTATTGCAGGCAGTGGTATCTTTTACTGCACCTACAAATACAGGTGTAAATTCTTACACAGTAACTTCATCCCCAGGTAATATAACAGGATCTGGCACATCGTCACCAGTAACTGTAACAGGCTTAACAGCTGGAACTTCATATACATTTACAGTAGTTGCTTTAAATTCCAATGGAACATCACCCGCATCATCGGCAAGTAATAGTATTACTCCAACAAATGCAACATTTTCTGTTGATTATCTTGTAGTCGCAGGTGGTGGTGGAGGTCCAGGATATGCTTATGGCGGCGGCGGTGGTGGTGGTGGAGTTCGATCAACTGTAACAGCAACAGGCGGTGGCGGTTCATTAGAATCTGCTCTTTCCATAAGTACATCAAGCAATTATCAAGTTACAGTTGGTAGTGGGGGAGCAAGGGGAACAGTTGCAAGTCCTACTATCAATACAAGTGGGGGCAACTCAATTTTTTCAACAATTACATCTACGGGTGGTGGGTCTGGCGGCATTGGAAATCCTAATGTAAGTGGTACAGGTGGATCTAGCGGAGGCGCTGCTGGTAATAGTTCATCAACTGTTGGAGCAAGAACTACAAATCCAATTCAAGGAAATGTCGGTGGAACTGGAGCAACAGATAGTAATAGCTATGCGAATGGCGGTGGGGGCGGCGGCGCTGGAGCAGCAGGAGGTAATGCTACTTCAGGGGCTAGCGGTAACGGAGGTAATGGTGTAGCTATATCCATAACTGGATCATCTGTTTATTACGGAGGTGGCGGCGGCGGTGGTGGAACTGGTAGTGAAGGAACTGGTGGATTAGGCGGCGGCGGAAATGGAAGCGAAATTAACGTTAATACAAATGGAACTGCAAACACAGGCGGTGGCGGCGGCGCTGGTGGAGGCAATAGTGCAGCTGGTAATGGAGGAACTGGAGGTTCTGGAATAGTAATTTTACGTTATCCAGAGGCTCGTACAATTACATTTGGTGCAGGATTAACTGGAACAGAAGGTGCAGCAAGCGGTGGATATAAAGTAGCTACAATAACTGCTGGCACAGGAAATGTGAGCTGGTTATAATGGCTAATAAAGACTTTAAAGTAAAAAATGGTATAGATATCCAATCTCCCCTACCTGTAACAATGGGCGGAACAGGACAAACTTCTACTACTAATACTTTAAATTCTTTACTGCCCGCCCAAACTGGTAATGCAAATAAAGTTTTACAAACTGATGGAACAAATACAACATGGTATACAGTTCCTGCGGCATATACAAGGGGCGGAACAGCAAGTAGGCCAGTATCTCCAACAGCAGGAGATCTATTCTTCAATACAGATAAAAAAGCATTTGAAGTATGGACTGGTAGCGCTTGGATATCATTAATTGCAAATGGAGCAGTTCCATTAGCGCCAACAATTGGAACGGTAACGGTAAGTGGACTTACCGCATCAGTTCCATTTACAGGCCCTGCAGATTTTGGCGATGCAGCAATTACTTCATATACAGCAACTTCAAATCCAGGCGGGATTACAGCAAGTAATGCATCTAGCCCTATATCAGTATCAGGACTATCTCAATCTACTTCATATACCTTTACCGTAACTGCCACAAATAGTTATGGAACATCAAATGCATCATCTGCATCAAATTCAATTACAACTGCCACAACTCCAGGTGCTCCAACATCTGTCACAGTATCAGATCCTGGTACTGATGGATATGCACTTGTTTCCTGGACTGCGCCTGCATCAAATGGCGGCAGCGCAATAACAGATTATGCTGTGCAATATTCATCAAATTCAGGATCATCATGGACTACATTTAGCGATGGAACATCTGCATCAACATCTGCTACAGTTACAGGATTAACAATTGGAACCGAATATATATTTAGGGTGGCAGCAACAAATATAATTGGAACAGGCTCATATTCAACAGCAAGTGCTTCATTTACTCCTCCTACTCATATTACAACAGTGATGGATCCATTATATGTTGTTACTGTAGGACCTAATGGTGCTTCTAGTGTTACTTTTACCAACATTCCTAGTACTTACAGTCATTTACAATTAAGAATATTAGGACAAACTAATCGTGGAACTTATGGTACAGATTCATATTATATGCGATTTAATTCCGATACTGGATCTAATTATAATCATGGATTTTTAAGGGGTAACGGATCTTCAGCAGCAGCATATCATTATAATGGAAATCAATCTTTAATAGAAATTGGAAGCGCATTGGGAACAACTACTGCAAGTTTATATACATTTGGATCATCAATAATAGATATTTTAGATTATTCTAATACAAATAAATATAAAACACTGAGAGCATTAACTGGAACAGATATAAATGGAACTATTTCGGAATCTGGTGGATTTGTTTATTTGACAAGTGGTTTATGGATGTCAACAAGTGCAATAAGTAGTATTCAATTTACTTTTGATAATACTGTTCAGCCAAATTCTCAATTTGCCTTATACGGGATAAAAGGATAATAAATGAGTACTTATACACCAATTGCTTCACAAACACTTTCTTCTGCTGCTTCTAGTGTAACCTTTAGCAACATACCACAGACCTATACTGATTTAGTTTTGGTTATCAATGGTACTTCGAATCAAGACGATACGGTTGGTTTACAATTTAATAGCGATACAGGAACAAATTATTCGGCAACACGATTAAGTGGAAATGGTACAACCGCCTCATCTGGAAGGTGGAGTAGCATTTCGCAATCATATTATGGCGTATTTTATACAACAACGACTAACGCAATCATCGATTTTCAAAACTATTCCAATGCGACTACTTACAAAACTTTTATTGCAAGAAGCAATAACGCTAGCAATGATGTCAGAACAACTGTTGGTTTATGGAGAAATACTGCAGCAATAACATCAATTAAATTAACTTTTTTTGGTGCTTCTACTTATTCTTCAGGCTCAACCTTCAACCTCTACGGGATTGATGCACAAGCATCTGTTCTGGCTAAAGCAACTGGCGGACAAACTATCACAAAAGATGCTAATTATTGGTATCATGTATTTAATTCAAGTGGTACTTTTACACCATCCCAAAGCGTAACAGCAGACATTCTTGTCATAGCAGGCGGAGGAGGCGCAGGTTATAATAATGGCGGAGGCGGAGGCGCAGGAGGCTTGCTAGCACATAATTCACAATCTTTAGCATCTGGAACAAGCTATACGGTAACAATAGGAGCTGGTGGCGTAGAAAATACTGGTAATGGTTCAAATTCTCAATTTGGTTCTCTTACTGCTTCAGTAGGCGGCGGTGGCGGAGGAAATTATTATGCTGTTAATGGTTTGTCTGGCGGATCAGGTGGTGGCGGTGGAGCACAACCATTTGGAGAATCTCCTTTCTTAGGAGCAGGCAGTGGAGGCTCACCAACTTCGGGACAAGGAAATGCTGGAGGTGCTGGACAAAGCAATGGTCATCCTAATCATTTAGGCGGCGGTGGCGGAGGAGCAGGTGCTGCTGGAACTAGCGCTGCTAGCGGTTCGCATGGAGGAAATGGTGTATCAACATATTCATCTTGGGGATCAGCAACTGGTACAGGTCAAAATATAGGAGGAACTTACTGGTATGCAGGCGGAGGTGGAGGCGGTAGATCAAATCAAAATGGCGGTACTGGAGGTAATGGCGGCGGAGGTAATGGCGGCGGAAATATAGGCCCTAGACCTGGAACCGCTAATACAGGTGGTGGCGGTGGAGCACAACCAAATCAAGGAACTGGTTCTAACTTGGCTGGTCAAGCAGGTGGAAGTGGTATAGTTATAGTCAGGTATCCAGTATGAGAGGAAAAAAATAAATGCCAGTAAATGATGATATGAGATTAATTTCTTCTGTTACAGTACCTGCGGGTGGGGCGGCTAGTATAGAGTTCACTAGCATACCTGGAACTTATACTGATTTGAAATTAGTGTTTTCTACCCGAGTAAATGTTGGCGGTGGACAAAATGGTTTCTATATCTCTCTAAACTCTAGCACCGCTAGTTTTTCTGCTAAACAGATACAGGGTGATGGAAGTTCTGCTCCTGCTAGTTTTAGTCTTCTTCGTTTTGCAGGTTACAGTAATGCTTCAGGTGGAACGGCTAATACATTTTCAAACGGAGAATTATATTTTCCTAATTATGCTTCATCAAATAATAAATCATTTAGTGGCTATTCAGTTCAAGAAAATAATCAGACAACCGCTTATATTCTTTTAGGCGCTCATTCATGGTCTAATAGTGCGGCTATAACTACAATTACATTAACGCCCGATACGGCAAACTTTGTTCAATACTCAACCGCCACCCTGTATGGAATAAGATCTTCTAGTGTTGGCGCAACAATGGCTACTGGTGGAGTTATCAGTGAAACATCTACACATTGGATTCATACATTTAATAGTTCTGACACTTTTACACCACTACAAAATTTAACTATTGATTATCTTGTAGTTGCTGGTGGCGGAGGAGGAAGATCTGCAATAGGCGGCGGAGGCGGTGCTGGTGGAATGCGTTGTACTGTAGGCGCCACAGGAGGAACAGGATCATTACCGTCAGCAGTTTCTGTAACAGCAAATACCAATTACACAGTAACAGTTGGCGGCGGAGGAAATAATAGCCAAGGATCAACTTCATCCATAACTGGATCTGGATTTTCTACAATATCATGTACTGGTGGAGGATATGGTGGAACTAGAAGCGACCATGCGGGCGGACCAGGTGGATCAGGCGGCGGCGGTGGTGGACCAGAACAGGCACAAAATAATAATACTGCAGGCGGCGCAGGAACAGCGGGTGAAGGATTTAATGGAGGAAATGGAACAACTATTATAGGTAATGGCGGCGGTGGAGCAGGAGCAACACCTCCTTATCCACCAACTACAAGTAATGGTGGAACTGCAGGTGGTATTGGTAGACAAACAAGTATTAGCGGTTTTGCAACTTATTATGCTGGCGGCGGTGGAGGATGTTATTCTTATGGAGGAACTCTTACTGGCCCTGGAGGATTAGGCGGCGGCGGTAGAGGTGGTGGATATGGACTTCCTCCAACTAATGGAACTGGAAACACTGGCGGCGGAGGCGGCGGTGGCGGATATGCTGGAGCTGGAGAAGTAGGTTCAACTGGTGGCTCAGGTGTAGTAATCATTAGATACCCTAAATAATATAATGCTATAATTAAATATCCAATAAAGGGAGAGTGAACTGAATTGGCAGATAAAGACTTTAAGGTCAAAAATAAGCTATTTGTAAATGGCTTATCCCACAATTCTGGCGTTATTCTCGCCACAAATAATAATTTAGATTCTCATACTAATGTTCCGACCCAATATGGCGGAACTGGAACAACTCAATCGCCAAATGCGGGTCAAGTATTATATTCGGCGGCAGGAACAAATTATGCCCCAACCACTTTATCATCATTAATTCAAGGATCTAGTTATCAAGCAGATGCCCCTTCATCTCCAGATGTTGGCGATATTTGGATTGAATCTGATTCTTCCGCCGATTCTTTTGATCCTAATATTATCCGCCGCCACACATTTACAGCAACAGGCGGGCAGACAAATTTCGTAGCATCAGTAAACTTTGTAGATGGATATGAGCAGGTTTATTTCAATGGTCTTCTATTACTAAAAACTACAGATTATACAACATCTGGAAATAATACTGTTACTCTTACTTCCGCCGCCGCTGCTGGCGACATTGTAGAGATAGTTACAGTAACAAATTTAAATTCAACAAATACATATACTCAGTCTGAGATTGATAATATTGTTACAACTCAGATAAATAATCTTATTGCTAATGCCCCAGCAGCCTTAAATACACTTGACGAATTGGCTCAGGCATTAGGCGATGATGCAAGCTTTGCTACAACCGTCACAAATTCATTGGCGGAAAAGAAAAAAGAAGTAGCTGCCTCTATATCAACAAATACAAATATGATAGCGGGAGTCAGATATTTTGTAACATCAGCATCTGCTTTAACTCTAACGCTTCCAGGCACTCCTTCAGTAAATGATCAAATAGACATTTTTGATGCATCTGGAAATGCTTCGACGTATAATATAACCGTAGCCCGTAATGGCAAATTAATCAATGGCAATGCAGGAAATTTAATTATTGACGTAAACGGTGGATGGTTTACTCTTGTTTTTACAGGTAACACATATGGATGGAAGGTGGCATAATGGCTGATTTAAGAGCATCTGGACTCGGAGGAGTCCCTAAAGGAGCAACAGCCGATAGGCCTGCATCTCCATCAATTGGCGATGTGTTTTATAATGGCGATTTGGGTTATATGGAAATGTATACCGCTCAAGGATGGTTTGCAGCTACACCAATTAATCCAGGAATTCCTACATCTGTTGTTGCAACGAACACTGGATCAGGCAGAGCATTTAATAATGGTAGAGCCTCAGTAGCATTCAATTCTGGAACAGATGGCGGACTACCAACATCATTTACTGTTACATCTAGTCCAGGTTCATATACAGCAACTGGATCATCTAGTCCATTAGTAGTTACAGGACTTCAGTCAAATACAGCTTATACCTATACAGTTACAGCTACTAATAATTTTGGTACATCTTTAAGTTCATCGGCATCATCTGCTGTTACAGCAACTACTGTGCCACAAGCACCAAGTATTAGCGCATCTGCAGGAAATGCCCAAGCAACATTAACATTAACTGGAGCAACTGGCGGATCTTCTATAACTTCATGGTCAATTACATCAAGCCCTGCAACAACTACACAAACAGCAACATCTTCACCTTATACATTTACAGGGCTTACTAATGGAACTGCATATACATTTACAGCAACTGCAACAAATGCAAATGGAACATCCGCTGCGTCAGCAGCAAGTAATAGCGTTACACCAATTAATAATATAACCGTTGAATATTTAGTTGTTTCTGGAGGTTCTGGTGGAGGTAAAGCACACGCAGGCGGCGGAGGCGCAGGAGGAGTAAGTGCTTCAAGTTTAAACTATATTCTTGAAACAAATGTTACATTAACAGTAGGGGCAGGAGGAATTGGAGGAAATGCTAATACTATACCAAGTGGTAAAAAATATGGCGATGGGTTCCCTGGAAGTCCTTCAGTTTTTAGTAGCATTACAAGTGGTTCTGGAGTCGGCGGACAAGACGTAGGAGGTACATCAGGAGCAGCTGGTGGAGCATCTGGTTCACCGCAATCAAATTCTGGAGGAACTGGTAATCTTGGAAATAATGCTGAATCTGGCGGCGGCGGCGGCGGCGCTGGAGGAACAGGAGGAAATTCAGGTAATGGCGTTGCTGGAGTCGGAGGAATAGGATTACAGAATTCAATATCTGGAACAAGCACTTATTATGCAGGCGGTGGCGGTGGAGGAGGGGCACCAAACTGGTCATCGGCAAGTGGAGGATTAGGCGGCGGAGGAGCTGGAGGTCCTAGTGCACCTTCTAGCGGCTTTGCTGGAACTGCTAACACTGGCGGTGGCGGTGGAGGAGGAAGAAGTGGTGGAGATTCTAATCAAACAGGTGGTAATGGTGGCTCTGGAATAGTTATATTGAAGTATCCTTCAAGTAATACAATTACAGTAGGCGCAGGACTTACATCTTCTGAAATAAGCAATTCTGGAGGATTTAGAATTAGACAATTTACAGCAGGAACAGGAACAATTTCCTTCTCATGAGTCGTATCAGAGATATAGCAAATCTATTCAGCGCAAATACGTCGGCAGCGACGGATTCCGAAGTAACTGCTGCTATCTCTGCACATAATTCTTCAACAACAACAGTACATGGTATTTCTGATACTGCCGCCCTTGCAACATTATCTTCTGTAACTTCCGCCATTTCTACACACAATACAGCGGCAAATGGTCATACTGGCCGTGGAACAACGGCTAATAGACCAGCATCTCCAACAGTTGGTGATTTGTATTATGACACAACTTTAGATGCTTTAATTCAATACAAATCAACAGGATGGGCACAGGTTTCCCCTATTCCTAATGCTCCAACAAATGTTAACGCAACTGCTGGAAATACACAAGCAACAGTTACATTTACTGCTCCAACAAATGTTTTAGTATCATCATATACAGTAATCTCATCTCCAGGTAACATTACAGCGTCTGGCGCATCGTCGCCGATAACTGTAACTGGACTGACAAATGGGACATCTTATACTTTTACTGTTACAGCATTAGGATCAAATGGAACATCTGCTGCAAGTTCTGCAAGTAATTCGGTAACTCCAATAGCGCCAGCTCCAAGTACAGTTTCTTATTTAGTAGTTGCTGGTGGAGGAGCAGGAGGAGGCTCAAATAATTCTCATGGAGCAGGTGGAGGCGGTGCTGGTGGCTTTAAAACAGCATCAGGATTTGCAGTTTCTACTAATACAAACTATACCATTACTGTAGGAGCAGGCGGCGCTGGAAATAATTCTACTAGGGGAGCAAATGGCGGCAATTCTGTTTTCAGTAATATAACATCTACAGGCGGCGGCGGTGGAGGATACGGAACAGATGGTGGTACTAATCGTCAGGGACAAAACGGAGGTTCTGGAGGTGGAACTGGATCATCTAATAGTGGTTCTATTTCTGGTGGAACAGGAATTTCTGGAGAAGGTAATAACGGAGGCGCTTCTGGTCCTGCTGAAGTAGGTCGTGGTGGTTCTGGAGGAGGATCTTCAGCAGCAGGCACTACTGCCGCAACAATTACAACAGATACAGCTGGTGGAGCAGGAACTTCAAATTCTTTAACTGGATCTTCTATCACTTATGCAGTAGGTGGTGGATGTAATGGCACAATAAATACTCAGTTTCCTTCAGGAACAGCAAATAGAGGAAATGGTGGTCATGGAGCATACAATAGTGGCAGTGGTGCAATGGATCCCCCAGGTGGTTCAGGTGGTTCTGGAATTGTAGTTATTTCTTATGACTCTACAAAAAGAAATTTAACAATAGATCCTGGATTAACATATTCTAGTAATATATCTGGAGGAAATTTAATTTATACATTTACGGCTGGTACTGGAACAGTGAGCTGGTCATAATGGCTAAATTAATCAGAGTATGGGATGGATCTGCATGGCAGTCTGTTGGCGTAGCCGCAGCACAAGGCCCAACTGGTGCAACTGGTCCTACAGGACCAACTGGACCTACTGGCGCAACTGGCGCTAGCGGTGCACCTGCTGTAACAAATCAATCTATATCATCTAATATTACTTTGGTGGCGGGAACAAGATATTTTGTAGATACTACTACTGCTAGAACTCTTACTCTTCCCGCCTCACCTTCTGTTGGCGATGAGATTCAAATATTTGACGCATCAGGGACGGCGGCAACAAATAATATTACAATATCAAGAAATAGTTCTAAAATTAATGGATTAACAGAAGATGGTATAATAGATGTAAATCAATCAGCTTCTTCATTTGTATATACAGGGGCGACGGTAGGATGGAGGTTTGACTAATGGCAATTAGAAAGTCTTCTATATCAGGAACACCTTCAGGAAATACTGCAAATCGTCCTACAAGTCCACAAGTTGGTCAAACATATTTTAATGGAGAACTTGGGATTCTTGAAATTTATACATCTTATGGCTGGTTTCCTACATCTGTTCCGCAGACACCAGCAGTACCAACTTCTGTTGTTGCTACAAACCAAGGATCTGGTAGGCCATTAAATAATGGTCAAGCATCAATATCTTTTAATATTCCTGCAACTGCTGGAACGCCTTCTTCATTTACAGTTACTTCAAGTCCAGGTGGATTTACAAATACTGGTACATCAAGTCCTATAATAATTACTGGTTTGCAGTCAAGTACATCTTATACATATTCAGTTACATCTACAAATACTTTTGGAACATCTGCGGCATCCACTGCATCATCAGCAGTTACTGCAACAACTGTGCCACAGGCACCAAGTATTTTTGCAGCATCAGGAAATACAACTGCAACAATTACAATTACTCCACCAGCTTCAAATGGAGGATCTGCAATTACACAATATTCAATTACATCAAGCCCTAATACTACAACACAAACTACTTCTAATACAACTTATACCTTTACAGGATTAACAAATGGAACTACTTATACATTTACTGCAACTGCAATAAATGCTAATGGTGCATCTCTTCCATCAGCAGCAAGCGGGAATGTTACTCCGTCAAATGTAGTTAAAGCCACAGGAGGAAATATAGTTACATCTGGAGGATACACATATCATTCATTTTTATCTACAGGCTCATTTGTTCCATCTGAACAACTTACTGGAGTTCAATTTATGGTAGTTGCTGGTGGTGGCGGAGGAGCTGGTTCAAATGTTGGTGGCCCTGGAGGTGCAGGGGGATTTAGAACAGCAAGTTCACAAACATTTAATTCTGGAACTAGTTATACAATAACAATAGGATCAGGTGGAACAGGAGGCGGCATAGGGTCATCTGGAACTAAAGGAGGAAACTCATCTATTTCAGGATTAGGATTTTCTACTTTTAGTTGTACAGGTGGAGGATTAGGTGGTGTAGGAGGAGGAAATGGAGGAAATGGAGGCTCAGCTGGTGGAGGAAATACAACTGAAGGAAATGAGGGGGGATATTCTCCAGTAGAAGGATATGCTGGAGGAGCTAGTCGAATAAGTGCACCTGCTTATCCAACAGGCGGTGGTGGCGGCGCTGGAGCAGCAGGAGGCTCATACTCTGGTAATACGGGTGGCGTAGGAGGCATTGGTTCTTTCACTACAATTTCTGGTGGAGCAGCAACAGGATATGGACAATTATCTGCTGGAAATTATTATTTTGCTGGCGGAGGTGGTGGTAGCGGCTATGGACCAGAAGGTGGTAACGGTAACGTTGGCGGAATCGGCGGAGGTGGTGCAGGCACTAATTATGGCTCTGCTACTGCAGGAACTGCAAACACTGGAGGCGGCGGTGGCGGCGCTGGTGGCACTAATGCTACTGGTGGCGCAGGCGGTAGCGGAATAATAATTATTCGTTATCCAGTATAAATATAGTATTTACTTTCCTAAATTAATATAGTAAACTATATACATGCGTTTTCATGTAATATCATTACCCCATACAAATACAACTTTAGAATTTACATCATGTGCATTTACTGAGAAGGTAAGACGTTTCTGCATGATGATGAAAGATATGGGACATGAGGTATTTTTATATGCTAGCGAATTTAATTCCGCCCCAGTTGATGAACATATTCCATGTATTTCCGAAGCGGAAAGACTAGAAAGCTTAAACGGTAATCATTATACAACTGGATCATTTGACTCATCTCTGCCTCATTGGATTAAATATAACAACAAAATAATTATAGAATTATCAAAGCGAATACAGCAAAAAGATTTTATATGTTTAATTGGCGGATACGCCCAAAAATCAATTGCTGATTTTTTTCCAAATCATATGTCTGTAGAATTTGGTATAGGATATCCAGGAACATTTGCTAAGTATAGAGTATTTGAATCGTATGCTTGGATGCATAGCATTTATGCCCAGCACAATCTTGCTTCCGCCGTCGATGGTAAATTCTTTGATGCTGTAATTCCAGGATATTTAGAGCCACATATGTTTCCGCTTCAAGAACAAAAGGAAGATTATTATCTTTTTATTGGCCGTTTAATTGAACGCAAGGGATATAGAATTGCACAAGAAGTTTGCCAAGCTTTAGGTAAGCGCTTAATTCTTGCAGGTGCTGGTCCACAAGATGGATATGGAGAATTTGTTGGAGCGGTAGGACCAGAAGAAAGAGCAAAACTAATGGGAGGCGCAATAGCAGTATTTGCTCCAACTATATACATAGAACCATTTGGCAATATTGTGCCAGAAGCACATTTCTGCGGAACTCCTACAATTACAACAGACTGGGGCGCATTTACAGAAACAAATATAAATGGAGTCACTGGATATAGATGTAGGACTCTTGATGAATTTTGTAGGGCGGCAGAAGATGTAAAGAAATTAGATCCTAGAACTATATATGAGACGGCAAAGAATAAATATTCATTAGAAGCTATTGCTCCACAGTATGATAATTACTTCCGCCGCCTTTTAACCCTATGGGATAAAGGCTGGTACGAAAGGTCTTAGTGGTATAATTTAAAGATATGGGAACAACGGGCAAGGGTTTTCGATACCCACAATATTCAGACACACCAGACATTCCAAGAGACTTAAGTTATCTTGCGGCAGATGTTGATGCATATTTAACTGCACATCCTGGTCCAACAGGACCAACAGGCGCAACAGGCCCAACAGGCGCAACAGGTGCAACAGGTCCCACAGGCGCAACTGGTGCCACAGGCGCAACAGGAGTTACTGGCCCAAGTGGACCAACAGGCGCAACAGGCCCAACAGGCGCAACAGGCGCAACAGGCCCAACAGGCGCAACGGGCCCAACAGGCGCAACGGGCGCAACAGGCGCTGGAATAGAAATACTTGGTTCATATGCAACACTTGGCGCTCTTCAAGCAGCACATCCAACTGGTAATGTTGGAGATGCATATTTAGTACAACAAGATTTATACATCTGGGATTCAGTAGGATCTCAATGGAGTAATGCTGGAACAATTGCTGGACCACAAGGAGCAACTGGAGCAACTGGACCAACTGGCGCAACTGGACCAACAGGCGCAACTGGGCCAACAGGTCCAACTGGCGCTACTGGACCAACTGGCGCTACTGGACCAACTGGAACAACTGGAGCAACTGGAGCAACTGGAGCAACTGGAGCAACAGGCTCATCTGGCGGAATAACTTTAACAGTAACTAATTCGGGTTCTAGCTCATATTTAATTAATGGATCAAGTAATCCAACATTATCTTTTATTAGAGGACATCGTTATGTAATTAATGTTAATGCGGTAGGTCATCCATTCTGGATTCAAACAGTATCTGGAGCATATAGTTCTGGAAATATTTATAGTACTGGAGTAACAAACGGCGGAACAGATAATGGAACAATTATATTTGAAGTTCCTTATGATGCACCGCAACTTTATTATGTATGTCAAAACCATTCAGCTATGGCAGGATCTATTATAGTTTCAGATTTAGGCCCATCAGGACCATCAGGTCCATCTGGCCCAAGTGGCCCATCTGGTCCGTCAGGCCCATCTGGCCCAGAAGGTCCAGCTACATTGCCAAGAAATGCTCAAACAACAGCATATATTCTTCAATCTACAGATAATGGAAGATTTATTGATATAACAACTGGAGGAGTTTCTATAACTACAGCCACAGCAATGACAGCGGGACAAAATGCTGTAATATATAACAACTCTGCATCATCTCAAACAATTACTCAAGGATCTAGCGTTACATTAAGATGGGCAGGCACATCAAATACTGGAAATAGAACTCTACCAGCATATGGAGTAGCAACAATATTGTGTGTTTCTTCTAACACATATTTAATAGCTGGCCCAGGACTTTCTTAAAATGACTTATGCAGCTGCTGCATTAGGTATTAATGTTACTAGTACGTTAGAAATTTCTGGTGGAACTTTGTCTTCCGACGCAACATATTATTACAGAACATTTACATCAACAGATAATTTAATTATAAGCAATCAAAGTTTAGCAGTTGAATATTTAGTTGTTGCAGGCGGCGGAGCAGGTGGAATTGGCGGCGGCGGAGGCGCAGGAGGAGTAAGAAATGGAAATGCTACATTAATACCTGGAACTTATTTAGCTCAAGTTGGCGCAGGAGGATCTGGCGGTCAAAATCCTGCACCTAGCAATGGAAGTAATTCTTCTTTTAATTCATTAGTCTCAACAGGAGGTGGATGTGGCCCCTACTTAGGAAATGCAGCAAATGGAGGATCTGGCGGCGGCGGAACATCTTTTGGTAGTCCGTATGATATACCTACAAGGCCAGCTTCTGCAGGAACAGGAATTGTAGGACAGGGAAATAATGGAGGAACTTATTCTGGAAATAGAGAATATGGAGCAGGCGGCGGCGGTGGTGGCGCAGGTGGCGCAGGTAGCGCAGCAACTGGAGGAACTTCTCCATCAGGGACAGGCGGAGTTGGCGGAATTGGAACAAATTCATATTCAACATGGGCAACTGCTACTGGGACTGGACAAAGTGGATATTACGGAGGAGGCGGTGGTGGAGGAAATAATGGCACAGCTATAAATCCAGCTACATGGTCAGGCAGCCCCTCAGCAGCAACTATAAGTACGGCCTGGACAAGTTCAAGTGGTGGCTTTGGGCAAGGAGGAGGAGCGGCTGGAGGTCTTGGTGGCGGCGGATCAGGCGGAGCTAGATATGGATATTGGGCAGGAACTCAGTTAGGCTGGCAACCCTTTTCTTCAGGAGATCCAAGAGATGGTTCTATTAATACTGGCGGCGGCGGTGGTGGCTGGGGATCTTTTTATGCTGCAGATGCATTTTTCTATCAAGGAGTTTATTATGCTTCAATAGGTGGCACCATATTTAGTAATGGTGCTGGCGGATCTGGTATAGTAATAATTAGATATTTAAAGTCTGCAGTAGGAGGATAACATGTCATATAAAGCAGCAGTGCTATATGATTATCCTATAGCATATTATCCATTAGACGATTTAACAACAGTCGATGTAGTAGATACCTTTACTGCTTTTTTGGCACAATTTTCAACATACCAAGATGTTTTAGATAACGTATCTTCCTATGCAAATATATATGGAGATGTTGCTTATGATCATTCAGGATGTGAAAATGATGGGAACTATATTGGAGATCCCGCCCCAGATTTAATACCACTTGTGGCGGGAAACAGTAGAGCAACCAATATAACAAATACCAATTCAATTACATATACAATTAACAATGATTATACTGCTACTGCAACAACTAGCCAATTTGGAACAGCGTCATCATCGGATAATGATTTTACAATAGAGTTCTGGTTCCACCCTCAAATTTCTTCAACTGATGAAATTCCTTTAGTAGGAGATTCGGCGGAAGACGTAGGAGTATTTTATCAAAAAGGAAATATAGTATTTAAACTAGATACAGACTCTGTAGAATATACATTGCCCTCTACAAATAAATCCTTTCATGTAGCCTCCGTTTATTCAGTTAACTCTGCATCAATTTATATAGATGGACAATTGGCAGCTACAAAAAGCTTAAATAATTTTGAGTTTACAAACACTGATTTAAATCTAATTACTGGGCCTACCCCTAACAGCTCAAATGTATTTTTAATAAATAGCGTAGCTATATATAGATACGGCTTATCTCAAAATCAAATTGCATATCATTTTGCACAAGGACAACCTTTGCCAGCTATTCAAATAGTAGATCCAGCAAATGGGGAGCTCTTTGAAATGTATGACGATGAAATGTCCTCACTATATAAATTCCAATATCCTTATAGCAAAGGATGGGATGAATTAGTTACAACTGGTTTGACACATAACCTTACTTTAGATTGTCTTGAAATTACTCAAACAGATTCTGCAGCATCTAGTACTGTTACTATAAATGATTTTATTTCTATTCCTTCTTCCGCCACATTTGATTCGTCTAAAATTGAGTGGCATGGCGACAATGGAATTACTGTTCAGTCAAGTATAGATGGAGTAACCTATAACAATTGTATCAATGGACAACAAATACCAGGATATACATTAAATAGTTTTTCGTCGGCAGGAACAATATATTTGAGAATCATATTTACATCTACAGATACAACAAGATATATTCCTAGGCTATTTAACCTAGATATGCTTTTCTATAATAATCAAACCAGATATGCCTATAATGGAAATAGCTATATGACAACACTGGAAGAAGATGCTGGAATATCGGACTATAGAATTACTTTGGGCAAACTCCCATATGATATTCTTTCAAGAAATAGTAGAAATGGATTAAGGACAGTAGTTGATTCTGGATTTGAAATTACTACGACAAAGGGAGTTCGGACTCTAGAATTTTTCTATACCCCCGCCACTTTAACTGATAGCGGGCTAATTTCTACAACTGCCACAAATGGCTATGCCGCCTCAAATATATCTTGGCACAATTCGGGGGCGGTATCAAAAACCAATATCTCAGCAATATATGTAAATGGGGTAAATAAAACCTCACAGACAAATGTCTCAAATATATTTAGGGCAGGACAATTACACCACGTCCTAATAGTATTTGGGTCGGCGGTATCAAATGATATTAGATTTAATTATTCTGTATATGGATCAGTCTCAGCCCTATATCAATATATAGCCCTATATGAGACTGCATTTAATTCTACACAGGCGGCAGCCAATTATGACCTATATATACGTAAACAAAGTTCCTCAATTACAGACTCTTCGACAACAACCATGACAGAAGATGGCGTTGAATCATATAATAATGACTGGATCGTAATCCAAAACGTATAATTTTGTCATATTGCCTGACAAAAAGCTGGACTTAAGCCCACAAAGGTGGTAAAATAAACATCTATGGACCTAAAAAGAACAAATGCCACCATGTCTCCAGAGGAAACCACCCTTGGAATCTATGTTTGGGAGATGCCAGATGGCAGATGGATTGGCGATGATGAAGGAAACTTCTTATCCGTAACGGCAATGAAAAACAATAGGGCCAAGATAGATATGCTTGCCAGAGAAGTTAGGTCATATGGAATCTATGAGGGGCAGCCAAAGTTTTTATCAGGGCGGAGAAAGATTGACGACGAGGAATTTGAGTATCAGCAACAAAGATTAAAATGGGGCCTAGTTCCAGATCCGCTGGACATTGGCGTTTATAAGGAAGATACAAAAAAGGCGCAGAGGAAGAAATAAAATGGGAATGATAGAAGATAACAACGAAGAAATAGACACAGGTTTAAGGGCATTTACTGCCTCCGATTTTCATATACCATCAACAGTTATTACAAAAACAAATGATGTGTTTATGGCCTCTGGCGAAGAGCTACAGAAGATATCTGGATTGGGCTCTTCATTTCGCCGCAAACTAAGCAGAAATATTCAAAAGAGATTTGTGGGTATTGAAGGAACAGAGACACAACAGAATCTATTAGCACAAGCCATTACAGGCTATGCTATGTTTGATCTTATTGAGCCTCCATATAATCTTGAATACCTATCTCAGATATATGAAATATCTCCATACAACTATGCAGCAATTAATGCTAAAGTATCAAACGTAGTTGGACTTGGCTTTGACTTTATCGAAACCCGTAAAACAGTAGATGCTATTGATGAGATTGATAACGATGCACAATTAGAAAGAGCACGTCGTAAGCTTGATAGACTTCGCCAAGATCTACATGAGTGGCTAGAAGCTTGCAATGAAGAAGAAACATTCAAGGAGACCTTGATTAAATTCTATACAGATGTTGAAGCAACAGGAAATGGCTATCTAGAAATTTCAAGAACCACATCTGGCAAGGTAGGATATATTGGGCATATCCCTTCAAAGACAATGCGTGTACGCCGCCTAAGAGATGGCTTCATTCAATTGCTATACGGTAAGGCCGTATACTTTAGAAACTTTGGAGACCAGGAAACCCCAAATCCAATTTCGGACGGCAGCGATAGACCTAATGAGATTATCCATTTCAAGAAGTACACTCCACGCAATAACTACTACGGAATCCCAGATATTGTCGCAGCAGCAAATGCTATGGCAGGAAATGAATTTGCTGGAAAGTATAACTTAGACTATTTTGAAAACAAGGCGGTCCCAAGATATATCATCACAGTAAAGGGTGCTAAATTATCCCCAGAGTCCGAGAGAAAACTTCTGGAATTTTTCCAGGTCGGTCTTAAAGGAAGAAATCACCGCTCACTATATATCCCACTTCCACCAGATTCCCCAGACTCTAAAACTGAATTTAAGATGGAACCAATTGAGGCGGGAACCCAAGAGTCCTCATTTAATGTATATCGTCAATCCAATAGAGACGAAATATTAATGGCTCACCGTGTTCCTATTTCTAAAATTGGAAGTCCTCAAGGAATTTCATTGGCAAATGCTCGTGATGCAGACAAGACATTTAAAGAACAGGTATGCAAGCCAGTTCAGGAAATTCTAGAAAAGAAATTAAATAAATTAATTGAGGAAATGACTGACGCCCTGCAAATTAAATTTAATGAATTAAGTCTCACAGACGAAGATACCCAATCTAAGATCGATGAGAGATATTTAAGGATGCAGGTAATTACCCCTAATGAAATTAGAATTAGAAAGGGTATGGTTCCAAGGGACGGCGGAGACGAAGTAGTCCAATTAAAACCACAACAGCAGGCGGAAATAAGGGCCCAAGCTGGAAATACCAGAAATAGAACTCAAGAGAGGGAAAATAATTCACCCGATATTTCAGGGGAATCTAGAAATCCTCAAGGCGAAGGCAGACAGGTCGAGTAATACTACTCAACTGATTATTTGCCTTATATATAATAACGTTATAAAATTAAGCATATGAATATTGAGAAATCTCTATGGTCATCTAATGGCGACGACATCAGCCTATCCGTGCCATTCACGAAAGTCAATCGTGAGAAGCGCACAGTTTCTGGTTTCGCCACACTAGACAATCTTGATCAAACAGGAGATGTTGTAACAGCAGAAGCAAGCATTAAAGCATTCGAATCTTTCCGTGGAAACATTCGTGAAATGCACGGAAGCAATGCTGTTGGCAAAATGGTTTCATTTAAGCCAGAAACGTATTTTGATGCAAAGACTGGCGAATTTTTTAACGGAGTTTATGTAGACGCATACATTTCTA